AAGCTACAGGAGAGCGATACCTTCCTGAAAAAGCAATCAAGGCACTCACCCCCGCTGAATATGCAGCAACGACTCGTAAGAAACGAGCGGCTACGAANAGCGGGAAACAGGTCTCGAAGCAACCGAAGAAAATTGCAAAGAAAACTCGCACGTATAGGAAGACGAGATAATAAATGGCTAGCACATATCTCACACTAGTAAACGATGTTCTTCGGGACATGAACGAAGTAGAACTCACCAGTTCTAACTTCACAGCTTCCCGTGGAGTACAAACGACTGTTAAGGATTATGTAAACCGCGCTATCTCTGATATTTTAAATTCAGACCTAAACTGGCCCTTCACTCGTTCAGAAGGTGCTGTTGATGTTATCGCAGGAAAAGGCATCTATAGCTATGCTTCCGTAGATTCTACNTTGAAGTACATTGATTACGACAACGTATTNTTACAGCCTAAGAACTTTATAACCAACGGTACNTTTGAGATATCGGGCGCAGCGAGTATAACAGGCTGGACTGCAGTAAGCGGTACCCCTGCCGCCAGCTCTAAGTTTGGCAANACCCTGCTTCTCACCAACGCAGAAGCAAGCCAAGCAGTAACAGACTTGATTGTGGGTCGTAGCTACACCGTTCTCATCCAAACGAGCGGTGCCACTCTCACAGCAGAGATAGGTACAAGCTCTGGTGGTTCGCAGACTTCTTCTTCTACCCTGACTATTGCCAGTGGAAATGAAGTACTACTATCACAACTGAGCTTTACTGCTACAGCGGTTACGCACTATGTCAGCTTTACAGAAGCCGCAGGAGCAGCCGCATTTGTTAAGTTCGTAGAACTAAGTGAGGACGTAACTCCGGTGCCTTTGCGGTACTTGTCTTTCGAAGAGTACACCGAAAGATTTCGGGAGAGAGATACACGGCTCACCACAGATAAATTTGCAGACCCAGAGTATGTGTACACGACATATAACAACGAGTTGGGCTTGACTCCTATTCCAAAAGACAGCAACCGCACTATAAAGTTTGACTACTATGTATCCAATACGGACTTAACTGCGGCTACAGACACTTCTATTATACCCACACGCTTTGAATCTGTTATTAACTCTCGCGCCAAGTACTACACTCACATGTTTCGCTCTGATGTTCAGACAGCACAGTTCTCTTTAAAAGAATATCAGGACGGATTGAAGCGTATGCGTATTGAGCTATTAAACAGAAAAGACTACATGAGAGCAGTTTAAGTATGCCTGACTTACAACTACAAGGAGTACAACCCCTGTCCTTCAACTGTGAGGGTGGCCTTGTATTAAACAGGTCTACCTTTATTATGCAACCGGGGCAAGCTCTCGAATTAGAAAACTTCGAACCTGATGTAGGTGGAGGCTACCGTCGCATAACGGGTTTTAGACCTTTAGTTAATCAGCTTGTACCTTTTACAAATTTAGCTGCCGAATCTGTTTTGCTATCTACTAAATTTAATAACTTCGTATTAGCAGCTAGAGGGGAAAGAATATTTAGGTCTGCTTCTTCAGAGTTAGATATAAAAATAGCTTCAGGCACAGCGATGACTGGTTCTGGCACTGTAACTGTGGTTAGCACAGCAGGATTTAGTAGTAGCGGAACCATACAGATAAACTCTGAAATATTTACGTACACTGGACTAAGTGCTACCGCGTTCACAGGAGTAACAAGAGCCACAAGTAGCACCACAGCAGCTAATCATGCTGTTACAGATGTTGTATCTGAGACATGGACGCAAATAGATGCNGANAGAACAAACGCTACTAGATATAATTTTGAAAAATATAACTTNGATGGTAACGAAAAAATTATTGTAGNGGATGGTNCAAACGCTCCTACAATATTTAACACATCTTTAAGTGCAACAGATGTATCTACTAGTTCTGTATCAGGAGCAAAACACGTAGTAGCTTTTAAAAATCACATGTTCTATTCTGGTATGGCATCTACTCCTCAAGAAATTGTGTTTAGTGAGCCTTTTGATGAAGATGGTTTTACTGCAGGTGATGGTGCTGGTAGTATAAAAGTAGACGATACTATTGTTGGCCTAAAAGTCTTCCGTGATAATTTGTTTATTTTTTGTGAAAACAGAATATTTAAATTAGCTGGTAGTTCACTTTCTGACTTTGTCATAACTCCTGTTACTAGAAATATTGGCTGTGTAAACGGATTTACTATTTTAGAATTTGCTGGTGATTTAGTATTTTTAGGACCAGATGGATTACGTACTGTGGCTGGTACTGCTCGTATTGGTGACGTTGAATTGGGAACAATTAGTTCTAATGTTCAGCAACTGTTTAGAGACAATTTATCAGACGCAGGAGCATTTGTATCTTTAGTTATACCTGATAAGACACAGTACAGAATATTCTTTTCTAAAGAAGGTAATTCAGAGTCCTCATCTACTGGAATCATTGCCGTAATGAAAGGGCAATCATTTGAGTTTTCTACAATAAAAGGAATACGACCTGCCTGTGCAGATACTGTATTAGAATCAGGAGAAGTTGTAGTTATACACGGAGGCTTTGATGGGTTTGTATATAGACAAGAAAAAGGCAATACATTTGACGATACGTTAATTAAAGCCAAGTACAGAAGCCCAGATTTAAATATGGGAGACCCCGGTGTTCGTAAACACATGCAAAGAGTTAATGTAAATTACGCACCGGAATCAACTATTGATGCAGACCTTTTTGTGAGGTACGACTACGAATCAGATATCTCAGCTAGACCTGCCGCATATCCTCTAGACAGTACAAACGTTGCAGGATTGTACGGAACATCTATATACGGAAGTGCTGTATATGGAGGACCATCACAGCCAGTTGTTCGTAAAGCGGTAGAGGGTTCTGGTTTTGCTATAGCATTACGAGTAGAAGATGGAGCAACCGCTACGGCTCCATATACTTTAAAAGGGTTTCAATTAGAATTTCAAGTAGGAGCAAGAAGGTAAATGGGTGCGAATTATACACGGCAGTCTACGTATGCTGACGGAGATACGATTAATGCCGCCGATACCAACGATGAGTTTGACCAACTGTTAGCTGCATTTGCGGCTAATACAGGACACACGCACGATGGAACAGCGGGAGAAGGTGGCCCAATAACTGCATTGGCTACTAATGCCGTTACATTTGGAACTGGGGATGATACCGATGTAGCTATTACATTCAATGCTAATACTACAGACGGCGTATTAACGTGGAAAGAAGATGAAGACTACTTTGAGTTTTCTGACGACATACTCCTGTCCACAACAGAAAAGCTACAGTTTCGTGATACAGCGATATACATCAATTCCAGTGCCGACGGTCAGCTAGACCTCGTTGCTGACACAGAGATACAGATTGCAGCCACAACCATAGATGTGAATGGCAACCTAGATGTGAGTGGTACCGTTGTAGGAGCCTCGACAATCTCCGCAGGCACGGCGTTTGTTCCTGACGCATCAGATGGGGCTGCTCTGGGAACCACATCCCTAGAGTTCAGTGATTTGTTTCTTGCCGATGCAGCAGTAATCAATCTGGGTGCAGACCAAGATGTGACTCTCACTCACGTTGCAGATACAGGTGTGCTTCTCAATGCTGCAAGTGTAATTCAGTTTCGGGATTCTGCCATCAACATCGGGTCACCCGCAGACGGCGACCTAGATATCAATGCTGATGATGAGATTGAACTCAACTCTACTCTCATCGACATAAATGGAAACGTAGACGTATCAGGCACCTCAACTCTAACTGGCAACGTAACGTTGGGCGGTCAGTTGATAATGCCAACTGTCACCTCAGGACACATACTTGTTGCAGACGGCACTAGCTTTGAAGAAAAAGCAGTTGGCGACTTGGCTGAAATATCTACGGTAGCAAACGACGACGTATTTCTCGCTGTGGACACATCAGGGGGTGGATTAAAGAAGATAACAAGAAGTGCAGTCGTCGCGGGACTTGCTACATCCGGAGCGATAACTGACATTGTTGAAGATACTAGCCCCCAACTTGGAGGTAATCTAGATACAAACAGCCAAAATATACTCATTGACGATGCCCATTTTATTGGTGATGAAAATGGCAACGAACAGATTATATTCCAGACAACTAGCTCTGCAGTTAATCAGTTTGATGTAACGAACGCCGCATCAGGAAGCCCACCTAAATTGTCTGCAACAGGCGGGGATTCTAACATTGACCTTGACTTAGAGGCAAAGGGTACAGGCCACGTAACTGTGCGGGGTAATACCAACTCAGGTGCTATACAATTTAATTGTGAATCAAACTCTCATGGTCAACTAATACAAGCACAACCACACTCAGCANGTGTAACAAATACTATGTTNCTTCCAGCGGGTGCTNACTCAACCCTTGTTTCCCTCGTGTCAACGGACACCCTAACAAACAAGACACTCACCAGTCCTGTAATCAATACAGGTACTTTTGGCACATCTATTTTACCTGTAAGTGCAGATGGCACGACACTAGGTTCCGCATCTAAAGAGTTTTCTGATTTGTTTCTTGCAGATGGTGGCACAATACAATTTGGTAACGACCAAGATACTACACTCACGCATACTGACGGAACTGGTCTGACTTTAAACAGCACAAACAAACTTTGTTTTAATGATGCAAGTCAATTTATACAAGGCGCGAGTGCAACTGTTTTAGATATCGCGGCAACAGATACTATAGAATTAACTGCGACTACGACTGCCATTGTTGGCAATCAAACTGTTTCCGGAACACTAGTGCCGAGTGGCGTACTAACCGCTGACGCAGGTGTTGTTGTAGATACCATGACCCTTGACGGGGCTGCCCTTACAGCCACGGGTGATTTTACTGCTACTGTTGCTGGCACAGTGCTAGTTGATGCTGCTGGCGATATTGTTCTTGATGCAGCGGGAGATGATATACTATTAAAATCTG